TGCGTAGACGTAGATCAATATCCCCTTGATCATAAGTTACTGGTAGAAAAGATCCGTAGGCTCAAGCTGCCTCTGGTGGTATGCCGTTCCAAATCAGGCGGGGCGCACTGCTTTCTTTTTTCTATCGAATGGGTCGAAGCCGCCGACATGCAGAAGGCCCTGCAAAATATTGCCGCGGCCCTTGGCTACGGTGGTAGCGAAATCTTTCCAAAGCAAGTCAAGCTGCACCTTGATCGTGGAGACGTAGGTAACTTTCTTAACCTACCTTATTACGACGCAGAAGAGGGGCTACGCTACGCTATCTTAGATGACGGCACCTCTGGTACTCTGGAAGAGTTTTTGGCGCTGTACGAGGCGCATAAACAAACACCGGAACAGATCGTCAATCTGCAAGTCACGCAGGAAAACGACAGCGAGGCGTTTGCCAACGGTCCGCCGTGCCTCAAAGCCTTAGCTCGTATCAAGATATCAGAGGGTGGGCGCAACAACGGCCTGTTTAACGTTGGTGTATATCTGCGTAAGGCGCACCCTGACACATGGGAAACAGAAATCCTGCGCTACAACAACGATTACTTTGAGCCGCCGCTGCCTCTTAACGAAGTTAATGTGGTCGCCAAGCAAGTGCAGCGCAAAGAATATGCTTACAAGTGTAATGATGCGCCGATCAACGCATACTGCAACAAGGATCTATGCCGTACCCAACGGTTTGGTATCGGAGCCGCAGCGTCAGGAGTTCCTGTCGCAAACCTGCGCAAGTATAACTCCACGCCGCCTGTGTGGTTCTTGGACGTCAACGGTGAACCCTTGGAGCTAGACACCGACGGTCTAATGAACCAACCCTCGTTCCAACGGGCCTGCATGGAGCAACTTAACCTCATGCCGCACACTGTAGCCAAGCCGCAGTGGGAAGGACGGATAAGTTCGCTATTACGCGAAATGGCAGAGAATGACAGTGCTATCGTTGAGGTCGCACAAGATGCCAGTATCAACGGGCAGTTCTACGATTATCTGGAAGAGTTCTGCGTCTTACTGCAAACCGCGCAAGACAAGGAAGAAATCCTACTCCGCCGCCCGTGGACAGATGACGAAGAACAGATGACTTACTTCCGTCTGAAAGACTTTGAAGCCTTTCTCAAAAAGAATAAGTTCTTTGAACTCAAGTCGCACAAGATTGCCCAACGCCTACGGGACATCAACGGCGAAAGCATGTTGCTTAAAATCAAAGGTCGCCCTGTGCGCGTATGGAAGATCCCTGCTTATGACAGCGGTGACGTCGAACTGGCTACTCCAATCTTTGCAGCAAAAGGGGAGGCACCCTTCTAATGTTTAGAATATTTGGACCGCCCGGAACGGGAAAGACCACCACGCTACTAAATATGGTAGACAAAGCTTTGGAAGCAGGCACCCCACCACAATCTATAGGGTTCTTGGCCTTTACCCGCAAAGCGGCAACAGAAGCAAAGGAACGCGCTGCGGCGCGTTTTCGTTTGGACCCACAGAAAGATTTGCAATACTTTCGTACCCTGCACAGCTTTGCACTCTCCCTGTCAGGCATCCGTCCAGAACAAATCATGCAACCTGAGAACTACAAAGAACTCAGTGAAGCAATGGGCATCAAACTCGAAACAGGTCGCGTCAATCAATTAGAAGAAGACGTTCAAGATGCTGTCAAAGCCAGTGACCCTATCCTTGGGCTCATCAACCTCGCGAGGCTAAAGAAAACATCTCTGCGTAAAGAGTATAATCTTAGCAGCCTGCAACACGATTGGAACACCGTTAATCACGTGGACCGCTCGCTGCGCTCCTACAAACACGAAAGCGGCCTCTATGACTTCACCGATATGCTGCAAGGTTTTATCGACAAAGGCCACCAGTTCTGTCCGCGCTTTAACCTATGCTTTGTAGACGAAGCCCAAGACTTATCTCCCATGCAGTGGGACATTGCCCATCTGATAGAAGCCAAAACCAAGCAGATGTACTGCGCGGGAGACGATGACCAAGCCATATACAAATGGGCAGGGGCCGACGTTGAACACTTCCTTGGACTAGACGGCGGATCAGAAACGCTTAAACAATCCTACCGTATACCCGCAAGCGTTCACCGCGTAGCAGAAACAATCGCCCGCCGCATTCACCACCGTTACCCCAAGATATACAAGCCTCGCGAAGAAGAAGGCCAGTGCCGACGCGTGGCGCAAGTTGGGGAACTGGACATGGGAGAGGGCTCGTGGCTCATACTCGCACAAGCGGGATACCAACTACAGCCCGTGGCAACAGACCTACGGTCCTTTGGGTATCTGTACGAATATCGCGGCTCACGGTCCATAGGACAAAAACTAAGTGACGCCGTAAACGGGTGGACTGACCTGCAACGCGGGAAGGAAATACCTATCGACACAGCCCGAAACATCTATAGCTTTATGTCCACAGGTAAACGCGTGGCACGGGGGTATAAGAAAATCAAAGGCGTTCCAGATGACGAACTGGTTAACATCGACGATCTGCAAATATCCCACGGCCTTATAGCCAGAAAGGATATGATTTGGTCTGACGCAATGGACCGCATTGCAGATAAAGACCGCGCCTACGTGACAGCGTTGCTGCGCCGCGGAGAAAAGTTCAACGGCGTTCCCCGCATTGTAGTGTCCACGATCCACGGTTCAAAAGGTGGAGAAGCGGACAACGTTGTATTGTTCACGGACCTGTCACCCGCTGCGGACAGTACTATGAGAATTGCACCCGACGATGTTCATCGTGTCTTTTACGTCGGCGTGACGCGTACAAGAAAGAACTTGTATTTGGTGGAGCCTGAAGACGCGACAAGGAGTTATGATATATGAAAGTCTTCGAAGAGAAGTTGGGCCAAGCTATGGCCAAACTAGCTATCGTTGAAAATGCACGAGCCCGAAAAACTTGGGGGAACATGAACGCGTACAGCGCGGAGAAAAATCAAAAAAACGCATACAAAGGGGGCAGGCCAAAGTCCGAAAAGTCTTTAAGGCCGCTAAACCCCACCGCTCGCATGGTAGATAAGATGCTGAAAAATGGTTTGAATTGTGTTGAGATTGCAGATGTTTTAGACAAACACCCTGACACGGTGCGCGATATCAAGTCGCGTTATGAACTACCGCGAGAAGAAAAAAATGACTGAGGACTCTAAGCCAAGAGATTGGCATTACGAATGCTCCTGTGGATATTCGTGGACAACTTCTTGGAATAGATATTCACAAGACATGTGTGTTAAGTGTGAACTTTATAGTTATCCGTCAGGAAAGAAAAAAATGAAACGTGACGAAATCCTTCAAACAGCACAGTCTCTTATTAATGGCGAGCGGGCTTCCGAATACGGTGATGCAAAAGAGAACTTCCAAGATATCGCAGACCTCTGGTCCGTCTTTCTGGGTCGCCCGACAACGCGCCAAGAGGTTGCAGTCTGCATGGTCTTGGTAAAATCCGCACGGCTTATGAAATCCAACAAGGAGGATTCATGGGTGGACATCTGTGGGTATGCAGCATTAGGAGGTGAGCAATGAACTGTTGGCATTGCAAAGCAAAATTAATCTGGGGTGGGGATGATGATGCAGAGGATGAGCCTGAATATGACATGGTTACCAATCTCTCATGCTCTAACTGCGATACGTTTGTATTAGTTTATTATAAGGAACCAGAAGATGAGCCTACAGATGGCAATGTTCACACCGGAGAATGAATGGGTTCCGCCCAGTGAACTCCCTGATCTTACTGGTGCCAAGCGCATTGCTATAGATTTAGAAACAAAAGACCCAAACCTAAAGAACGCGGGCCCCGGATGGTCCACCGGAGACGGTGAGGTAGTAGGTTATGCCGTTGCCACAGAGAACTGGAGCGGCTACATTCCTATTAGACATTTCGGCGGCGGAAACATATGCGAAAAACAAGCCAATCGTTGGTTAAAAAAAGTTTTCGAAAGCCCCGCAGAAAAAATCATGCACAATGCTCAATACGACGTTGGATGGGCACGGCGCATGGGTTTTACCGTAAATGGCAAAGTAATCGACACTATGGTCATAGCATCCCTGCTCGACGAAAACAGGTTTAGCTACACGCTGAACTCTCTGTCGTTTGACCATCTGGGCAAAGTTAAATCCGAAAAGCAACTGATCGAAGCCGCAAAAGCGTTTGGCGTGGACCCCAAAGCAGAAATGTGGAAGCTGCCCGCCATGTTCGTCGGACCCTATGCAGAGGCAGACGCAGAACTCGCACTCGAACTCTATAACTATTTCTCCGTAGAAGTTTCTAAAGACGGCCTGTCAAACATCGTGGACGTCGAAACACGGCTCCTGCCCTGCTTGGTGGACATGACTTGGCGCGGCGTCAGAGTAGATACCGACAAAGCAGAGCGCACACGCAACGCTCTTCTCAAGCGCGAGAAAGAAATTTTAAAAAAGATAAGGTCCACCGTGGGCTTTGACGTCGAGATATGGGCCGCACAGTCTATAGCCAAAGCCTTCGACGAAGCCTCTCTCCCCTACGAGCGCACAGAAAAAGGTCAGCCCTCCTTTACTAAAGGGTTTCTCTCTGACCACCCGTCAGAACTGGCGCAGCTTATCGTGCAAGCCCGTAACCTCAACAAAACCTCTGGCACGTTTATCAACACCATCCTCAAACACTGCCGCTCAGATGGTCGTATCCACGCTCACATAAACCAAATCCGCTCCGATGATGGCGGCACGGTCAGTGGGCGCATATCTATGAACCACCCTAACCTCCAGCAAATCCCTGCACGGGATCCAGAGTTGGGCCCCATGATCCGCAGCCTGTTCCTACCAGAAGAAGGTGAACAATGGGCCGCAATTGACTTCTCGCAACAAGAACCGCGGATCTTGGTTCACTACGCGCACCTGTTTGGTGAACAAAGAGGTCGTCCGCTCAAGGGCGCAAAAGAATTTGTAGATAGCTACAATGAAGATAGCAGCACAGACTTCCATACGATGGTTGCAGAGATGGCGCAAATTCCACGCAAACAGGCCAAGACAATCAACCTTGGCATG